CAGCAACTCCGATCCAAGGCAGACGGAGTACCATTTCTGTCGAAACAGCAGTTCCCATCTCATGCATGTAGTTGAGTACTTTGTACTTCAGAGGAGTTACGCCATCCAAAGTGAACTTGATTCCACCAGAGTTGTTAATTACATTTACTCCACCAATGTACTGGAATACCTGTCGAATAGTAACACCGATTGGACGCACAACGCCTTGTGGGAACAGAGTACAAGCCTTTGCTGCTGTAACGTCTCCAGACGTAACGCTATAAGTAGTCCCATCTGGGAATGTAATTACATCACCACCCGTACCATCTGAAGGACAGGCTAGTACTGCTACTTCACCTGGGGCCGCAACTGTATTACCAGTAATAGCATTGTAAGCAAATCCAACGTCAGGAGAGCTATACTTCAGTGCGCAGTACAGACCGCCGCCGCTCTTTGTTGACTGAGATCCGCAGAACAAACCAGCGGGAACGATAGCGCCGTTTGCGTCTAGTCCTACTGCTTCCTGAGAAGTCAGTACGACCGAAGCCAGAACAGGATGTGCCTGGTCCTGACGTTTCGTAGGAAGGTAAGGTGCCGGATAAGGAATACTTAGATAGGGACGTAGAGTCTCTGTGAATTCCAGATCTGGAACGACATGACCCATACGGTCACGACCGAATACATTACCGGTAAAATTATTGTTAAGATCAAAACCTGCCATTTAAGTCTCCGTTATTAAGCCTTCAACTTAGCTTTTTCATAAGCATCTGTTAGAAGAGCTATCGTCCTTTCTTGACGATATAGGTATTCAGGGGCAACTACCACATTCTTAGTATCAGTCATAGCTGTTTGCGTGGTGGATTCTGGTGCTCCAATAGAAGCGTTATCACTTACCTGATGACCAACCTCTAGGGTACTATCTTCAGGCGTCTCTATAAACTTAGCCTCTGCTAAAATATCATTTACAGTATCTTTTAAATACTCAACGTGTCTCTTAGCTAAACTACGTACTTTTTCTTTACGGGCTTCTGCGTCTAGGTCTACATAACCTTCTTGACCTTTAGTAATTTTATCTACTACTATCTGAGTGGCTAGAGATTTCTTATAAACGTCCAGAAGACTCTTATTAATTTCTTTCTGCCCGTCTAAAGATTTCTTTACAGCAGCTGCTTCATCAGATAAAGTATTTAAGGCGTCTTCCTTATCTCCCAATTCTTGTTTGGTAATTGTAAGCATGTCTTTTTCAGCTAATGCTTTAGACATATATGACACATAGTCATCTGCGTACCAATCCTGAGACATAGCAGAGAGCATGCTTCTCATATCGCTCTTCAATTCTGGCTCTGATTTATCATAGGCTTTATCTAAGGAAGTGAATAATACCAATACTTCCTTTCCTGTATCTTTAAACTTTTCTCCTGCAAACCCTGTTATCTTATCGCTTACGCTAGAAATAGTATCTTTTTCACTTTTCACTGCACATTTGAGAGTTTTTGCTTTTCCTGATACACAAGATAGAATTCTTGCTTTAGTGTCTGCACTTACCTTCGCTCGGCCGATAAGTCTTCTTGCCGCTGTTACGTGCGCACAATCTGGTACTGGAAAACTTCTATTGGGTCCGCAGAAAGTGCCACCTTTTAATTCTTTTCTTTTTGTGGTTGAAAGCTTTGCATCCTCTAGATTAATCCCTTGCTCTTTGGCTACTTCAGCTAGCTCTATTTCCAGTTCTGCATATATTCCTTCTTCATCTTGGAAGAAAGCTTTGTCATCTGGGTCTGTAAGGTCTTCTAGATTCCAACCTACTCCACATACCCCGTCAGGACAACCATCATTAACAGTACCATCAGCATCATCAGTGATAGCCGCTACTACTTCTGGATCTACTGTTTCTACTGTGTCAACATTCTTATTGAGATCCTTTTTGCGGATCTGAGCATTCAAAGTAGATACCAGGCTGCGCTTTCTAGTTTTTAGCTCATCAGTGTCTGGGTTCCATTCATGTAGGCCCGCTTTCAGACTTGATGCTTGCTCAGCGTCTAGAGTTTCTGACTTAATAACAGCAAGTATATCATCAAACTTACCTTCACTAATCAATACATCTAAATTATCCATGTTTCCCTCGTGATGAGTAATATCATCTGTGAATAAGCTATCAGAGAATGTTAGATTAGAATTCCTCTGACTAGCATTTTGACCTAAGAAGAAGATTTTGTTTAAATTATCCTGCAATACTTCTTTGGATATAACTGAAGCAAATGGATCTGCTGGAAAATTAACGAAACTTACCTCGTCATAAGCCTTTGGCCCACAGATTAAGAATGCAGTCTTGTCTTCGAACTTTTCTCCAGGAGCATGTTCACATCTATCATCTACCGCCCAATCTTGGTGGCATATGGAACAAATAGCCGAATCAGTTGTGAATCCTACAGAGACAGTGAGATACTCATCTCTTAATACCTTTTCTATGGCTTCCGGATTGCTAATCTTTAAACCTAATTCTATGTAACCTAATCCAGTGTATCCCTTTATGGGGGCCAGATTATCTACTATCCAATCTACACTTTCGAACAACCCTACTTTCTTTCCATCTGTTTTATAAAACAAGGAATCTTTTATTGTTGGGTAGTCGTTAGACCATAAATAGGATTCATCTACGTACTTTGCTTCTATAACTCTTCCTAACACATCACTATTTTCTACATGATTAACAATCACAGGCTTGCGAGCCATGTTGTCGGGCACCCAAGTATGGCACGCTTTCTGTACGCTATCCGGGCGGTAAAATCTCCAATTCCCGTTTACATAAGCGGCATGAGTAGCGCGAGTCTTTACTAAAAGTGATTTACTATCTGTAGATTTCTTAGGATACCTAACGTCTGATTTGCTGATCGTTAGGTAATCCTTCATGTGGAGCATTGGCATTAGCGTCTCGTTTGTGATGGATCGTATACAAATGGGAGTGGCATAATTCTATTTTGTGGGGGTAGATTAGTCTTCGAAGAGGAAGTCTTTACCAGTTCTGGGTTCTGGATCGCTTCGCCCAGCGGTATCTTCTTGGTGTTCGTTTGAATATTGATTATTGGGAGTGGTTGTGCCATTTATGTCCTCTAATTCTTCTAACTTTTCTAACTTCGATGAAATCACGACAGACAGTATTTCTATGTCGTCTGTCACTGCTACTGCAACTTTAAATGAGTTTATATCTATAATGTCTTCTATACGTGGTTGATTAGTATAGGTCTTATTGTCCTCGAAGGTAATTTCTCCGTTGTTGAATTTAAGAACAGCCAAGTCAACGGCTCGACTAGAAGCTTCATGCCATGGATCTTTGGTTAGGTCATGAAGATCTTTTGCTATAGTTAACTCGTCTAAAAGTAGTTCATAGAATACCTCACTGTTACTTTTCGCCTTTGTTGCGGCTGGGTTTCTGCCATGCTGATTAGCTGGTCTAGCCCTGTTATTTGAGGTATTTGCAGCAGGATCTTTTGCTGAAGCTTTAGCAGATGCAGCAGCTTCAGCCAGCTTAATAGCATACTCATTAGCCATGTAACTATGAGTAGTTTTTACATCCTTTGGAGTCAAAGCTGGGCGTTGCATAGCATGTCTATACTCTTCCAAAGTCATAGAGTCATTCAGCCACTGTTGAATTAAATGGTTCTCTAGCTTCAATTTATTATCTATATCTATTTCTTTAAATCTAATATGGGTAGCTTGTAGAGCATTTTGAACGGATAAAGAATAGTTTGCTTCTTGGAACCACTCCTTGAAGAAATGCATTCTCATTAGATCGCAGAACTTTGTCAGATCAGATTTAATCTGATCCTTTAAATTCTGGGATACGTTATCTGCGGCTGACCTTGTAGCCCCTGTTTCCCCTACATCAAGACTTGATACTCCTAATCCAGATAGTACTCTTTGCTTCAGATGAGCTATTAACTCTTTAGTATCAAGAGCTTGGCCCTCGGCCCCCACAGACTTAACCGCTACTCTTTCGTCTGTAACGAATATACCTTCCTTAGGCATATTCTCAATAGCTGCCTTAATTAAATCTATTTCACTCTGCCCTTCAGAACCATACCAACATGGAGCTTCTTTACTTCCTACCTGTACATGAAACAGAGGAAACAAATAGTTTATAAATAATAACTCTATATTCTCTTCTAACCTTCTTAAAGCAAAGATGTCGTCTTTTACTCCTATAAGTCTTGGGGTACCGTACCAATGGCCGGTTTTTACATCCCACTTTAAATGAATTATATCTTCAATAGGAATATCTTCGAATGGGGCTCCAGTTTCATAGTATCTTCTCCAGAAGATCTGTTGGCCAACCTCGAAGTAAGGCATGATTTGATGTGTAGGTATAAAAGCATATCCTGCTACAGGTATTCTATTCCTATTAGCTTTATTCTTTATTCCTGGGGAGGCCTTTGTATCCCTAATCTTGTATAAAAAACAATTAGAAGTAAGAAGCAGGTTGTATAGAATCTGCTCAAAGAAAGCCTGAATGGGCGTATCCATAACATACTCTAAGGTTGCTAATCTCTTCTTTATATAAGCTACATTCTTCTGATTATTTTCAACATCACTAACTACATCCCAACCATTTCTAAACATAAGAGAAAGTCTACGAGTTATAGCCTGTCTAACATAGATCTCTGTATCATAAATGGCAAAGGCTTCAAGTAAATTATATTCTGGCTTAACTATACCAGTTACACCTTTGTAAACACCTTGATAAGCAGCATTCTTCTCAAGCTGCTTTTTAATATTTGGCTCTGTAGTAGTAGATACATCCTTTACCTGTAGGGCATCTTCCTTTTTTGTTCTAGCTGAAATTGAGGCCACAGACTTTAGAACTGTTCTTGGTCCCAGTGTCTTTATATCTCCATTTAATCTAGACTTTATACCTACTACAGTCTTTGGATTATTTGTCCCATTCTTCGAGTTTAGTACTCTATCCATACGCATAACTAGATCATAGTCTTCCTCTGGATCATTGATCACAGGCTTAGTCGCTGGTTTTGTAGGTTTCTTAATTTGCTTTGCGGGTACTTTAGGCACTTTATAACTCCTAGCCTGCTATTGGAGGAACTCCCAATTGAGTCAATCCACCAGTTGCTAATACTGATTGAACATTGGTACTTGGGGGAGGAACCCCCAAAATAGAGGTTGTTATTGAACCAGCTGTTGATACAAAACTAGTCATATTAGAACTTAGATTTACTGTCTGTGTAATACTAGATATTGTATTTAGCGGGTTTCCTGAAGG